GGGAGCCCGAAAGCTCCCTGCCACGCTAGTGTGACAATCATGTCGCATTTCCGTTGCTTTGGAAAGGTACCAGGATGGCGATTCGCAAAAGATCGCGAAACGTTGTAGGTCCTACGGCTGTCGGTTTTAACAACGGCAACCTTGCGGGATCTACTTTACTTCCTGGCCTAAGTGAGACCATCGAAGACGCCACACATTCAACTTCCCTTTTGGGGAAGCGGGACTGTGGTGGTCCGATGTTGCTTACTAGAGAGAAGTGGGAGTATACACTTCCCCATTGTACCTCTAGTAAGTGGGCTGGCAGTGATTTCGTCTTTTCAGGCGGACCCACTGCTAATCCCCCGTCTCCACCCTCTGACCTGTCTATGACAACTCAGGGGGCGACGGCTATCTCACGAAGTATACCAACAAATCCCGCCTTCAACAGTTTCACCGCTTTAGGTGAAGCTTTAGCAGACGGGATGCCTGCAATGTTAGGGGCTCAAACCTGGAAGCGTCGCACGCAAGTCGCGAACAACGCTGGGGGAGAGTACCTTAACGTTCAGTTTGGGTGGTTGCCTCTGATATCTGATATCAGAAGTTTCGCCCATGCTGTGAAGAGTTCACACCAGATCTTGGCAGAACTCAAAGCAGGTTCCGGGTCCGAAAAATGGACCCGGGTTGGCTACCACTTTCCAAGTTCCACAAGTTTCAGCACCGGAACCGGTAACATTAATATGTACCGGGGAGGGAATACTGGAATTGTGGATACCACAAGTTACAACTACGTTGTCTATTCGAGACAAGAAACATGGTTTAGTGGTGCTTTCTCGTACCACTTGCCGGTCTCGGATAGCATGATGAACAAGGCTTCGCTTTACGCGGAGTACGCAGATACGCTTCTGGGGGTAAAACCTACCCCATCGGCTATCTGGAATTGTTCACCATGGACTTGGGCGCTGGACTGGTTTGCGAACGGAGGAGATGTTATGAATAACATCTCCGAACTTCACCAGAACGGCTTGGCATTGGAATACGGATACTTGATGAGTTCGAGTTTAACTCGAGAATATCTTGTATCCGCCGCTCTCTCCGGTTATATAACTTCCGGATCACGTACCCGCATTCGCGAGTATAAGAAGCGGTTTCCTTCCAATCCATACGGATTTGGCGTTACTGACGCATCGTTATCCAATGCGCAGAAGGCCGTCATCGTGGCACTCGGTTTGACCGGGTTTCACGGTGGAAAGGGTTAGAGGGCGAAAAGAATCCTCTAACTTTTCACATGACATAATCCCACCATGGGATTGTGCCCCACTAAGGAGACACGCACCATGGCTTTTGCCGATCCTCAGTCAGTCACCATCAACTCTGTTGCGATCTCGCATCCCCGAACTTCGTTTGGGACCAATGCGGGAGCGTTTCAGAGCGCTGATGGCTTGAGCAAGCTGTCCGTTTCCCACTCCTACGGGAGTAGGACGCGGCGCATGCTCAGGCTGGACGAGTCCAAGATCGCGACTGACCCGCTTCTCGCGGGCGTCAACGTCAAGGCCTCAATGTCCGTCTACTTGGTTGTCGACGTGCCCCTCACGGGATACACGCCGGCTGAGCAGAAGCTTGTGACAGATGGCTTCATCGCCTTCCTGTCTGCAAGCTCCGGCGCCAAGATGACTCAGCTTCTCGGTGGGGAGAATTGAAATCTCCCAAAGGTAGGTCCTGGTATTGGAAACACCAGGTATACATAACCCTACCTCTCTGCATTCACTTCGGTTCCAACTTCGTTCATGGAGTCGGAATCCGCTAGTGAATTAAGAGGATTCTGTCACTGGTGCTCATGATTGCTACCCCCTTTGAGAGGTGCAATGAAAAGCATGACAGATCTCTGGCGTGAGCTCGCGAATGAATTTGCGAGCTGGTGTCACACTAGCACTACTCAGGACTACAAAAAGCTCCTGAGTCGAACCGAACACGAAGGCCTGTCCTTCTTGACGATAACTCTCCCTTCCTTCGGGAAGGATTTTGAGAGGTGTCTAGAAGTTGGGCGGGTGGACGACTGTCTTTTCTCTTCTTTCAAGAGAAAGGATGGTCTCCCTCTATTTCTAGGGGGTTTCCTTCGCCAAGTGTTCGATTCTTCTAGTGGTGAAATCCTTGCGTCACCCTCGATTGATTCCATCTTTGCAATTCGCCAGTTAACAGCGGTGTTTGCAAAGATTCTCTTACCCTGCAGTGAAGGCAGGATTCGAGACGCTTTCGAGAGTTACGTAAGGTGCGAAACGGATCTCAGTAGGTGGGCATCTCAGCATACGTTTGACGCCTCGGCGTTTGAACGTATGGCCCTCCTCCTTTTTGGCGATACTTTCGCCAAAATGGATCAACTCTGCTTTGATGGAGAGTTGATACCTAAACATGGTCCGGGTCAGACCGCAGATCGGATTTCAGGAAACCTGAAGTTTGATCTGTTCACTTGGTCTGAGCGGTTGGAGCGCTTGTTCCCTTATGGGGAGTTTGCACTTCCATCATGGCGGCACTATAGCCGCTATGATGATGTCGAGATCCTTGATCCTGGTCACGAACCACCTGTAAGGGTGATTCATGTACCTAAAACGCTGAGAACACCTCGAATCATCGCAATGGAACCAGCCTACGTGCAGTACATGCAGCAGGCTATCCTCCGTCCGTTGATCGAGTGTCTCGAAGCTGAGATTATCCGCCCTAATAAGCGAAATAATCTCGGCTCTTACTTCCTCGGTTTTACAAGTCAAAACCCAAATCGGGTGATGGCTTGTCGTGGAAGCAAGGGAGATGGTCTGGCTACGCTCGATCTGAGCGAAGCTTCCGACCGTGTTCACATTCTGCATGTAGAGGCCATGTTGCAGAGATTTCCTTCCTTCCGGGAGGCTGTCTTTGCCGCAAGGTCCTTCAAGGCAGAAATTCCTATGCTGGGTGTTCAATTAGACTCCCTGCATAAGTTTGCGTCGATGGGATCCGCACTGTGTTTTCCTTTCGAGGCAATGGTGTTTACTACTGCCATTTTCCTCGGATTGGAAGAACAGCTTGGACACCAACTAGACCGGAAGGATGTTCTGTCTTTCCGGGGTAAAGTGCGTGTCTATGGAGACGATATTATCGTCCCTGTAGACAGTGTCCCTTTCGTGAACGACGTCTTGACCCGTTTGGGTTTCAAGATTAATGTCGCCAAGTCTTTCTGGACTGGGAAGTTCAGAGAGTCTTGTGGTGGAGATTACTACGATGGCGTGGATGTTACACCTGTCCGCGTCAGAAGAGTATTTCCATCATCACGAAGCGATGTTCCAGAAGTGCAATCTCTTGTTGCCTTACGGAATCTCCTCTATGAGAGAGGACTCTGGAAGACAACTCGTTGGCTCGATGAGAATGTTGTGGGAAAGTTTCTTCCCCATTTCCCCATCGTTGAACCAACAGCACCTTGTTTAGGTCGTCGGTCTTTTCTGCCTTACCAAGCAGAAAGGATCGATGAGACTTTGCATGCACCTAGAGTGCGTGCATACAAAGTCAAACCGAGAATACCCGCCTCTCAGGCGAGCGGTCTTGGTTCCCTTCTCAAGTGTCTTGCTCCAAATCGGGGTCCTGAGATGGACCCCTTTGAGGATGCAAAACATCTGGAGCGTGCAGGACGTCCTTCAGCCGTCGACATCAAGCTGAAGTGGTGTTCACCTTACTGATTTTAGGTAAGGTGAGCTGGCTAGCTGGATAGAGTGAAAGAGTGACAAGCCCCTTCACAATGGGTGAGCCATGCCTTTCTCTTAATTCTGGTCACGGTATTTCCGTGACCCCGCTAGCCAAGCCAGGCTCTCTAAC